GCCGAACAAAGGAAACAAAATGGCAACCAAGGCCCCCACCAAGAAGACCCCCGCGAAGAAGGCTCCCGCCAAGGAAGCGCCCGTCGTCGAGGAGACCACCACCGAGGAGATCGCATTCGGCGTCGCCGACATCGCCGCGCTCATCGAGGTCGACTCGGGCAAGACGGTCAAGACTCGCGACCTCCGCACCCTCCTCCGCAAGATGGCCCGCGACGGCCGACTCGAGCGCGAAATCGTCGCCGGCAACCGTGCCCGCTGGGAGTGGACCGGCCCGCAGGACCCCGAGGTCGAGACCATCATCGACGCCTACAACAACGGCGAGCTCGAGGCCGACAAGAAGGAGAAGCTCGACGCCCTGAAGCAGCGCAAGACCGAGCAGCGCGAGGCCAAAAAGGCCGCCGAGGCTGCCGCTGCCGCTGAGGTCGAAGAGGTCGAGGAAGATGACGAGGCCCTCGACGAGGAGTAACACTCGCCGGCAATAAGCTCCTGCCCCTGCAGTAAGTCGGATTTCCCGAAAGGGCCGCTTGCAGGGGCAGGGTTCTGTGTGAGCGCTTCGATATGCGCGACGAGCAATCACTCGACTCATCGGGTGCACGGCGATTCTGGCCCTCCCCAGGCCGCAGCTATCGCATCCCATCGATCGCGAATCAGTCGCAACATAACGCGTGCCCCGAATCACTTACTCCCCTGCATCCTCGATTTCTCGAGGCTCTGAGAGATTGGGCGTTTCGGGGCAGCGTCGCATACCTTCGTACTGCGGACAGTCGTGAGGCGCAAGCCAAACTATATCACGTCTTGATGATCCAGTTCAAGGTGATATACGGAGATAAAGAGTTACCGGCATCAGATCGCCCAGTCAAACCAGCACCTGATCCCACACCAGTCGGGGGTGAAGATGTCGTCACTCCGATGCCGGTTGTTGCGCTGATGGTTGCATCCCAGGTGTCAGAAGTGGGTACTCGGCGTTGAACGACCGGATTAGAACCAGCCGCAAGACTGATTTGAGCTTGCCCCGCCGAGCTGAGAGTATGGCTGTGGGTTTTTGATCCACCAGTGGTACCCATTCGAGCAAACTCTGTTTGAGTGCTATCAAGGCCTACAATGGCACTGCCTCGAGCATCGGGCAAGTTGAAGGTAGTTGACCCATCCCCCGTTCCATAGTTACCCCCGAAAAGGGCAAACAATGCCGCATAGGTGGTTCGACTGATTGCTGCTCCGTTGAGAATCAGCCATCCCGCTGGAGCATTGCTACCAGCAAATGCCACAATCATCCCAGTCGGTTGAACGATACCACCATTGCGGTGATAAATGTCTCCCTTGACATCGAGCTGACCTCGCTCGCGGTACTTGCCAATTCCCACACCCAGCTTCTCATCCCAGTGCATGAAAATGGTTGAAGTGGTAAGGGTGAGCACTACCGCTGATGTGGTGAAAATGTCCTGAACCTGAACATACACTTCATAGGCGGTGGTAATGTCGTAAGTTCCGGGGGCTAGAGCAAAGCTGTTGAATGATGTTCCACCCGGCGTGACCCAAGAGCCAACAGGACTCCAAGTAGTTGAGCCCTTAGTTCGTGTGGATATTCGATAGGAAAGGGAATTTTTTTGGGTGCCACTCGGGTTGAGTGAAGTTACTGTCGATTGGATGTTCGCTCGAATATAGGTACCGTCATCGTTGAGAGTACCATTAGAAAGCGCACGGACCGCACTGATCGCCAATAGCTTCGGGGCTTGGTAGGCGAGCACATTGATATTTTGAGTTTTCTTAGCCGTGCGGCCTCGGCTGTCAGTGATCGTAGCAGTAATGGTTTGAGTGCCAGATGCCGCGATCTTGCCTGTGGTACCAGATGAGGCATTAATGGTTTGACCCGCGACCTGCAGCTTGTAAGCTGAAATGGTGGAGTTGTATGCTCCTGAAGCCCCGACAATGCCCAACTTAAGCGTTGATACATTTTGAACATATCCACCTACTGCAGCCGATACTCCCGATGTTGCTTCGGCAACTGAAATTGAATCGAAGCTAGGCACCACGCTGTCAGGAACAAAGAGGCGGAAATTATCAGTGGTAGTACCAACAGTATCGCCGTCACCATCATAGGTGGTGCAGGTGATGGTGCCCACCATCGATTCGACATTGGGCATTTGACCCAATAGGCTGTAGGCCGGAGTCCAGTCAACGGTCGTTGCGACATCAGTGCCCAGGGTGCCAACGACATTGCCAAACTTATAAGTGAGTTTGTGTCGGAACGAGGTGCTCTTGCGATTGGTTTTGACCTGGTAGGTCGTTCCCGGGTAAAGCTGGTTGGTCGGGTCGATGCTTGAGTACGATGCTCGAGGAATGTCATCGAGGGTATATGAACCTGAGAGCGAGGCATTGCCCAACCCCGAAGCTGCAACGGTGGCAGCCAATGGAACGATTTTGCCACCATCAGAACCGTGAGGAATACCAATGTCAACTGACCAAAGGGTGAGGTCAGTAATGCTTCGGAAGTCATAAGTGAAGTTACCCGAGTAACTTGACCCGTTGATCTTGGTTGTCCAAGTGCTGGTATTGTTCGACCAGGAGGGCGAAGTGCCCGTTTTGATAAGGTGAAGCTCTACATGGATAGTCGATTTGTTATCGCTTACGCTTTGAGACTTGGTTGTTGCCTGAAGCTGCAAAATAAACGGTTTGCCGCCATCAAGAGTATCAGAATAACTAGGCATTAGATCGACCTCACCACGGTACCAGTACCGTATTTCTCAAGCTGGTGGTTACCCAGAATAACCTTCTGGCCTACCATTTGGTCAACGAATAGGGTGCCCGAGTTCCAATAAGAAACAACGTTCCCGTTCTCAAGCATGTCGATGCTATCATTGTCAATCGCCACCGCAAAGGGTGATGCTGGTGTGGAAATGACCGCGCCATCTGGGCCGAAGGTATAGTACGTTTGCATTGCATCAAGACCGTCAGAAACGGCATCAGCGGCATCCTGAACACCTTGCACCTGACCGACGATGATTTGCACCGTGTCATTGGCAGTGATATCAAGATCGCCACCAAAGGTCGGTGATACCAGATCAGCAGTCAGGCTACCGGTGGCAATTTCATTAGCGGTAAGAGTACCCGCCTTCATGTTGAAAGCCTCGATGGTATTAGCACCGATGTATTGGCCGAGAATGGTGTTGAACTCAAACAGCTCACCTACCAAGCTACCCACCTGAATGTGAACCGCGGTAAGTTCGCGCAGTCCCATTTTGTCAGCGGTGATTGATCCGTCAACAATCAGTTCGCCGCCATTGCGTCGAGTAACCGTTACTTTGCGAACCCTAACATTCTTTCCTCCCACACCTTGCAGGCCGAGGATAAAGGTTTTGTACAGGGCTCGATCATAGTTCGGATTGATCGGTACCACAGCAGTGTAGGTAGCTTCCTGGGTATCAAGAACAATACCCGGAGTTTCAGAAGCTATGTTACCCCCAAAGTCATCATATACCCATACTGTCGGTACCACTGATGTTGAGGTTCCATCATCAGCCACCGCGTTGAATTTGAACAGCAACTCGTCGCCAGGCTCGAATGGCAATGGACCATGCTGGTAGGTGAACATGAAGTATGCGGCAGTATCGTCGATTCGATCGATCCAGCCATCGACTATCTTTGTATCAGACCCATAAGTGGGACCTTGGCTGCTCGCCAAGTTGAGGCCGGTAACCTCATCGATAGTTGCGATGTTTTGGAAGCTCGAAACTGCTAGCTTGTCAACCAGGATTGAGTGAGCGCGAAGTCGATCAGCGCTAACGAAACCTGCAGTAAGCTTGCCCGCATCAATGTTAGCCGCGATCAGGTCGTTGCCAATTGCCTTAGCTACCCAGCCAGCCGTTCCCCACCAAGCCCCGGGCATGTCGCCATCCGAATAAATTCCGAACTCATCAGCAGGCTGAGTCGTGAAGTATTCAATCTGGGCATTACTAGCCTTGATTGTGGTACCGGTGAACCCATCAGGCCGTTGAATGACCGCCTGAATACCAATCTGAGTAACGCCCTGAGTGTCCTGGCGAGGCTGGTAAATCACACCTACTCGCTGAGGCTGACCAGTCATTGTTACAACGTGTTGCGAATAACCTTCGCCACTACTGGTACGACCGGCAACAGTTACTAGGTCACCCTGAGTACCCTGAACCCACATAGTCGCTCGAACATACCCATTACCAGGTACAGTCGGAATGGTGGGCATGTTGATAATGCCCTGAGGGTAGTTATCCTGAGCACTTGCCCGAGGCGTCAAGGTATAAACGATCCATCGACCTCCATTGGGAGGCACTGCGCCAGAAGGGTCGTTGTAATTTACGACAGGATTGTAATAAGTGTCCCAACCGCTAATGCCCAGCCCATTCGGGTTGGTTGCATAGTTGGTTCGCACGATGCCGAAAGCGTCACGGTAATGAGAGAAATCATTGTGCTGAGTGCCCGACCCAGTCCATTCCCATTGACCATCGAGAATGCTGCTGTCTACAGCATTGCGTTTGAACCAGGTATCACCCGCTGAGCCTGTGCCCGAGGGGTTGTTGATCGAGTAAATGATTTGATTTTTGCCACTAGCCGAGGTAAGAGCCACATCGACATCAGTAGAAATGCCGGCGATAGCATCATCCACACCCGCCAGGTCATCTTCGAGGTCGGCGATATCGCCCTTCGCCTCTTCAACATCGGCCTGAGCCTTTTCAAGATCCTCTTTTAGCGTGCCGAAGTCGACGCCCTCGACGGTAATGCTGGGCGATCCTGACGGCTCTGAGGATATCCCTACGCCATCAACTGCAATCAGGTGAACGAATACGGTGCTATCGATGGTCAGCCCAGGGATCATGATGTTGCCTTCACCCTGCAAGGCATTGCCCGCGCGAGTCCAAGGTCCAGCACTAGTCGAGGCCCACTCAGCGAAGACGTATCGGAATTGACTCAGCGGCGCTACGCCTGCAATCAAGCCATCCCAATGAGCAATGGTCAAGCCCATCTTGGAAGTCAGCACCGGATCGCTCGGCGGGGCTAGTGGTACGTCGGGGCCCTCCATGATGACATCAACAGCAACCGAGTCATCGGATCGTCGGCTTGGGTCGTTGAATGCATAAACCTTGAACGACCACTCATCACCAGGCGAAAACGGCCCGATGGTGGCGTTCGTATTTGCGACCGAGGCGAATAGCTGGTAGGTGTTATCATCCTCGCCAGTGAGGTGACCCCATACTTCGTAATAGGCGGGCAGCGATTCACTGCCATCAGTGTTAGTATCGACTGGCTCCCACGAAATGGTCACAGTGGAAATAGCAGTAACCCCATCCATCGACCAATCGCCGATAGACATCACCTCAAGATCGACAGGCGCTAGCGGTATCGTTTGAATGGCATCTGGGTCAGGCGTAACAATGCCCACCCCGCTACCAATGCTCGAGCCGCCACCTACTGTCGAACCCCCACCAACTCCAGCTGCCCCGCCCGTTTTTTTGATCGCCGTAGCGAGCCGAGCCTCATTAGTTTGGAAAATGGTATCGACTTCGATGGAGTAGACGGGCAAGGTGCCCACTTCTTCGAGAGCAATCGACATCACCCGACGACTGGCGCGTTGATTACGACTGCTAGGCGCTAGAACCAAATCACCAATGTCGTAGTGAAGGAATGGCGTCTTGTCGTTCGGCGCGACGTAGAAATCATAGGTTGCGCCCTCTTCTTCTCGCTGCTTCAGCTTGAATACCTGATTAGCGAGCTGCCGAGAAGCACTAAGGGTAGTACCGGTATCGAGAACATCTTCGATCATGCCATACTCGTCGACCGAATCTCCGACTGCGACCCAGGGCGACCAGCCCTTGTTGGTCTTCATGGCAATGGCATTGACCAATTTGCCCGACGATTGAATAACCGCCTTGCGAACATTGTTAGCCTTTTCAAAAGTGACTGGTGTGGACTTGATCGTCACGCCATCAACATCAGTGGTGAATTGGGTTCTATCCACACCCCGCTGCTGCACGATATTGAGCTGGTAAGTATTGGGGTTGATGTAAACATCGGCAACATCAAGTTCTTCGATGGCCTGAATAACCGTGAGTAGGGAATCGCCTACCTTGAATACCCAGTCGATAGGTTCTGGCCAGGCAACACCATTCGAGTCGACGCTCTTCGTGAATGTGGGCGTGAGCAATGATGCAATGTTGACCCCTCGGTCATCAGCCTCAGCAAGCAGGGTAAGAATGAGTTCACCGATCGAATAACCAGGGGCTTTCGAGGGGTTGCCTCGAACCTTGATTTCGTACCCCGCTGCAATGATGTCTGCTGCTTTATCTTTGGCAGCCGAAATCGAATTAACCTTGGCGTGAGCATTACGAGCCGAAGATCGGGCCGCAGCATACTTCTTGTGCTGGGCCTTGAGCTGCTTGCGAACTGCAGGCTTCAATTTGTCGTCAGGATCAGCGTCGCCCGGAGGCAGGCTGTCCATCAGGTCTTTAGCTGCGTTATACTGGTTTGTAGCAGTTGTGAGCAACCCACCGAGGTAAGCTGTGCTTACTCCCGAATAGGTGAGGATACGGCTGTTGTCAGGCTTACCCGGCTTGAATGCCCGAATATCCCCAGTCGAACTACCAGTCGTATCGATTTTGCCGCCACCTGGCGTGTTGCGAATTTGGAACGAGTCAAACGTGGCATTGGTCACGTAGTAATTCTTGTTGGCGCTCATACCCCCTGGCATCGTGCCAGTAGTCGTGAAGAACACCTTCTGGCCATTTTTGAAGCCATGGTTCGTTTTGCGAATCTTGACGTTGCGTTGGATCGGTACGCCAACTACGCCTCGGTCAACAGGGTCGGCACCTTCGATAGCCTGGTAAAGAGCGTAAACTACTGCCGCTCGAGAAGACTTGGAGTTAGTAGCGTAAATGCCTAGGACGTGATCGCCCTCGGTAAGATCCATTTCGATTTTGGTAGCTTCGGTCCAAGCCGTGGTATCAGGGTCGCTTACCTTGATCTGTTCGCCATCAAGGTAAACCGCCCAGCTGTCCTGAGCTGCAAGATACAGTCGGTAGGTACCCTCCTCGTCAGCGTTGAATGCCAGGCGGAAGTAATCTTCCTTGCCCGAACTACGAACGGTCGAAGTATCCCACATCCACTTCGCGTACATTGCCGAGCCGGGCCATTTGGTCGGAGCATATCGCCAAGGCGATCCAGGCGTATTGCCAACCTGGTCCATATAATCAGGCTTCGTCCACTGAGCAGGGACATACCAATCACCGATGGGCGAGGAAAAGTTGAAGCCTCGGTTGTCCTTAGAATCACTTCTAAGACCTCCAAAGGGTCGAACTTGAGCATCTGCAAGTAGCTGTTTCAGGCCGGGCCCAGTGACCAAATAGGCCTCCTGAGCCTTCTCACCTTCGCCGATGGTCGAAGCTTCTTTGTTCTGAATCTTGAAAGCGCCAACGACTCGACCATTGACCTTGACCTTGGCAATGTTGCGGGCCTTGAGTAGGTCAGGGTTGGCTACGATCTTCGGGTCGCTAATGGCGATTTTGAATGAACCTGATCCCACACCCTTGAGTTCGTTCAGGAACTTGGGCTCCATACGACCGTTGAGTGTATCGACTCGAGTTGTCCAGTCGGTGTAGGAATAGATGTCAATCTCGATACCTTCGCTCACAGGAAGGCTCCTCTCACGTCAAGCTGCACTAGACCAGTGCCGGAAGTTGAGGCCAGGTTGACAACATTGTCACCGGGCATAAGTTTAAGCCACTGAGGCAACCCCGAGTGAGTTACTAACCCACTGGAGTCAAATGAGGCAATGCCATTCGGCTTGGTAATCCCCTGGAATTGCCTGACCGACATGCTGAGAGTATCGCCAGTATTCAAGGCCCCATTGTACTGAACCTGCGACGCGGCGATAGCAGGCGATTTGACTCGGACCTGGGGAGTATTGCGGGGTCCCGCAACTTTGACATTCATGTAAAGGGTAGGGGCTGTTCCTAGCACTGTGATGGTGTTATCACCATTCACCAAGGTATAAGTCACGACGGTGTCATCGTAAAAGTAGGGATCAGCAAGCTTGAGGTCAACCGTCGTTTTAGCCGCGTTACGACCGATCATTGTAGGCTCAAGCCCGCCGGCAAATTCAGCCATAGCGCTTACGGACCTCAGTGCCCCGTTCACCTTTACCCGCTTCGTCAGCTTGATTTGCCGACCCTCGGTCCAGAGCAATTGCTGAAGCTGTTCCCAGTTGGTATCGAACTGATCGCCACTGCCATCGAGATAGTTGCCATCGTCATCTGTGCCTCGAACCCACATGGCGAGAGTGATTGTTCGACTGTCAGCAGTCTTAGGCTGCCAAATCTGCCCCGGCATGTATGGGATCGTGATGTCTTCACCACGAAGGCTAGGCACCCCTCGACGACTGCCGCCAAGCGTACTGATGTTGCGAGCGAAAGTTTGAAGCGACACACCATCCGCCGACCAGTACTTGTCAGTGGTGTTAGTCATGTCATGATCCTATCAGGAATGCAGCCGCTCGCAATGACTTCGGAAGACTGTCACTAGCCGGTTCGGGTGTGGGGTTATTGACTTCGAGGTTGTAGTTGTTGTCGATCTTCAACCCATCAATTTGACGAGCGAGGTTATCGATGGCGTCATTCTGGTTGCTAACAGCGGTCGAGCTAGCGGTGACTGCCATCGTCTTAGCTGCCCCAATGCTATCGGCAAGCCCGTTCATCGGCGCGAGCTCCATCGGAATACCAGCAATGCCGGCAGCAAGATCGCGAGCTACTCCAACTGCAGTCTTGTACATCGAACTGATACCATTAGCAAGACCTTCAGTAGTCCAAGCACCATAATCAAAGAACAGTCTCGAAGGCGAGCCAATGTGCAGGAAGCTCTTGACTGCCCCAGCAACCCCGCTAGCAACATTCTTAGCAGCACTCAAGGCATTGGAAGCCATGCTGCCAATACCGTTGATGAGGCCCTGAATCAAGTCCTTTCCCACACCAAGCAATACCGAGCCGGCAGCTCCGAAGGCCGATACCATTTGAGGGATCAGGCCTGATAGCGCAGAAATCACCTGGGGCGTCGCCTGCGCGAGCCCTTGAACGATGGCCATGAATACCGTCACGGCCGCTTGAAGAATGACTGGGACGGCCCTGAGAAGCGCTGCACCGATCTGAGGAATAGCCGCAACGACCGCGCTGATGATTTGGGGCAGCGCAATAATCAGGCCCTGGATGATCGCAATGAAGAGCGCGATAGCTGCAGTGATAATCAACGGGATAGCCTGTACCACCGCGTTGATAATCTGGGGCAAGGCACCAACCAGCGCCTGAATGATCGAAGGCAGAGCCTGCAGCAGCGCTGTGATGATACCAGTAAACAGCGTGATCGCTGCAGTGATAATCAGGGGCAGCGCAGTAGTGAGGGCTTCAACAAGCGGTGGGATAATTCCCACGACAGCCGTAATGATCGTCGGCAGTATCTGGGTGATCGCCGTAATCAAACCGAGGAAAATCGATACGAAGGCCTGCACCAGCGAAGGCAAAAGCGCAGCGATAGTCAGAACGATAGTGCTGATAATCTGAACAAACGCGGTGATGATCGTCGGCAATGCCCCGACAAGGGCTGTGATGATTTGAACCACCAGGTTCAAGATAGCCGTGATAATCTGAGGTAAAATCACGGCAAGCGATTGAATCAGCGTGGTGAACAGCTGAATGCCTGCAGTGAGCAGGACTGGGATCATGCCGATGATGGCTGTAACGATGCCCGTCAACACCTGCACGATTTGCGGGAGTGCCGTACCAATAGCCGACCCGAGAGTGGTTATATTCGTCTTGATAAGGTCAAGCGCTGCACCAATTTTGCTGGGGTCAGCTCCAGCGAATAGCAGGCTAAGCAATGAAGCAACACTGCTGATTAGCGGCTGGATTGCAGTGAAGACTGGCATGAGAATGCCGAGGAAGGTTTGAGCAAGTTCAAGTACTGGGGGTATCACAGCCTGCAGTACGCTCAGGAATGCGCCGCCTAGCGTTGAAGCTAGAGAGCTAATAGTGCCGAGGAAGCCTTGACCAGCATTGGCCCCTTGAACTGCCAAGCCCGTGAGGAAGGTGGAGAACACCGACATCACATTGGTGATGATAGGAGCTAGCTGCTCGAAGATGTTGATGAGCGCAATAAACAGCGGCTGAACAGCGTCGTGGAATTTTTGGTTGGTGTTGTAGAGCACCAGGAAAATAGCTACGAGCGCGCTAATGATCGCGATAACTCGAACAATGGGGTTAGCTGCTATGGCTGCATTGAATCCAAATATGGCTACCATAGCGGCACGAACAGCCGCCGCCATTCCTACGAAAACAGGTGCGAGCTGAATACCAATGGCAATGATGTTCAAGATAGCGCCGGCAAGAATGCCCACCGTGCCAATGAAGATCAAGAAGGCGCCGGTAATTGCTATAGCCGCAACAATGCCAGTCTGAACTCCCGTGGGAAGACTAAGGAAAGCAGAAATCATATCGGTAATGCCTTGCACGATAAATCGAGCAAATACCTGGAACCCACTACCAGCACCAATTTGAAGAGTCTCAATGTTACCCTTGAGAATCTCGATGTCACCGCTGAGGTTATCGAGTCGCTTCGCTGCGACCTCTGCTGCCGTCGACCCCTCGATGGTATCCGACATCGCCTGGAATCCATCCTTGCCCTCCTTGAGCAAGTTGAGGATTGTGGGCATGGCGCGAATCGGGAAAATCTGACTGAGGATGTCATACTTCTCTTTGGCGTTCAGGCCATCGAGCGAATCACCCAGTGTGGAAATGATATCTGGGAACGGCTTGAGCTTGCCGGCAGCGGTATAGAACTTGTTACCACCATCCTCAGTGGCAATGCCCAGCTCCATAAGCGCTTCTTTAGATTTCTTGGTAGGCCCAGAAAGAGCCACCAACACCTGGCGAAGCGATGTACCGGCAGTCGAACCTTTGATACCATAGTTACCAAGCTCGGCAAGAGCAGTGTTAGTATCGGCGAAGCTAAGACCAAGCGAGGCGGCGATACCACCAACATACTTGAACGATACTCCGAGGTCCTGAACATCAACAGACGAAGCGTTAGCTGCACCGGCAAGGCGATCTGCAGTTTTAACGGCGTCAGTAGCTTTAAGGCCGAAGGTAGTGAGCTGGTTGCTCATAATTTCAGCGGCAGTAGCAAGAGGCAATGCACCAGCAGATGCTAGGTTGGCAGTAGCCTCGCCCAAACCATCGATGATGTCTTGAGAAGTTCGACCTTGCTTACCCAACTCAATAAACGAGTCGGCAATTTCGTTAGCGCTGAATACAGTATCTTTACCGAGCTGAAGAGCCTTTTGACGAACGGCCTCCATATCGCCAGCAGTTGCCTGACTGACCGCGCCGAAAGCATCTAGCCGCTTCTCGAATTCAGCAGCCTTGCCAATCGCTCCAACGAAAGCGCCCACCATAACGCCACCCACACCAGCAATAGCGGCTCCAGAAGCCTGAAGCGCGCCAGCACCGGTGTGAAGGGCTGTTACAGTATTGAGGTGGGCAAGGCGTGTCTGAGTATAGGCGTTGAGGGCTTGCTTGACATCGAGGGTGATCTGACCCCTGATTTCTCCAAGCGTGTTAGCCACTTCAACTCCTTATTTGAAGAAAGCCGCAGGGTCTGCAAACTGACCTTTGGTCTTTCCATCCGAGAAGTACTTGTTGAGTACCCCCGTGCGAGCCGACTGGACTTTACCCGAACCCTTTGCCTTGGGTTGGCCAGCTTGTTCAAGCTCATTCTGCACCTGTGACCCAAAATACCATACGGCTTGGTCAAAGCAGAATGCCTCGTAGCTACCAGGCTCGAGTCCAATGCTAAGACTGGGGGTTACCCTCAGGGCTTGTGACTGCAGCCAAAGCGTCCACACCTGACTGGCGTTGCTGACGAAACGACTCGAGGTCAGTTACCCCGGAACTGATCCAGCTGAAGATGAACTGCTTGTCGTCCTGGGGAAGCTCGTCGACGTAAAGACGGTCGTCGCGGCGCAGCTCTTCGGGGTCGGTCAGCTGCTCATCCTCGGGCAGCTCTTCGTTGTGCTTGTCGAGGTCCTTCTGAGTCAGCTCAGGGTACAGGCGAGGCTCAACCAGGCACTGGATGGCGATACCATCCATCATGCCGAGCATGTCCTGAACCAGGTCCATGTCCATTTCGCCATCCTTGAGAAGTTCCTTCTCGATGTCGACGCCCTGACCGGACTTGAGCGCCTTTTGAATGATGGGCATGAGCGAGTTGGGAATCGAGTTCTTGCCATTCTTGCTACCGATAAAGGCCTTGAGCCCACCGGGGTTGCGGAGTTTGACCACCAGGCCGGAAGGCAATTCCTGGATCGACTCGACGCGCTTTTTGAAGTCTCCGACCTGGGAAATTTTTCGTTCTGCTGCTTTTTTTGCGGGGTTGCCTGAAGCCATTAGGTCCTCCTGGGGATCAATGTAATGGGTTTGGTTGTTGTGTTCGTTTTGATGCAAGATACTGCGGGACGTTTCATGTTCGTTATGTTGCGAATAGGGTTCCACCCTATATCGCAATAACAAATCACGCAACAGCCCACGTTACCTTGTTGTTTTCTTGCGGGGGGCTGTCTCTTCCTAGATCGAGACCTAGGCTCCGACAGTCAGCGCAGCGGCGGTCTCGTTCTGCAGGAAGTCGTACAGGTTGGCAGTTGCAGCGTCGCCGTAACCCTTACCCTTGGCACTGGTGAGCAGGAACTCACCGTTCGCCAGCGAGGCTTCGAGGTCGCTGTCGGCCTTGCAGTTGTAAACGACCATACCGAAGTCGCCACCATTGTCGCTGATGGCTCGACCCTGCGCCTGGAAGTACGGGCGCTGATCGGTGGTCTTCTTCGTGTACTTACGAACCGTTGCCGGCGTGGTGCCCGTCTCGGTGATCGTACCACCCGAAAGGATCGACCAGACGGCGAAGGAAATACCGCCACCCTCGAGCTCCCAGTCGACGGTCGGGCCAGCACCGTGCGAGGCAACCGTGCGGTCGTCACCCTCGAGAGTCTCGAAGTCCTCGGTGTCGGTGAAGGAGAAGGTTCGCGAGGCGGGCAAAAGCACCGACTGTGCGGGAATGAGCACACCAGCGGCGCTGATGGGCGTGAGCTTGACCTGACGAAGACCGAAAGGCAGCGCGTAACCGGGGAGAGCCATTAGATTCCCTTTCTTAAGGAAGGCTGTTTAAATTTCTGAGTTTTAACCACTTGGCCTGTAGCAATCGACAGGGTGTGGAGAATCACGATGCCCGGAGCATATCCGCACTTACGCCGTTTACACTTGACTTCGATGGTCAACCCATCGTCAGCGATTACCCCATAGAGGGTACCGTCGCAGCGTAATTCGGTCGTCATGGCGAACCTTATCCTGTCATCGTGCAATTTATCATGCGGCGCTCATTAGGCGCTTAGAAGCGTATCCCAGCTGCTCTCACAGCAAACTCCGCACGATTCGATGATCGATCAGCTGGTGGCCGTCGACCCCGAGGTTGTCTTCGCGCCCGAAGCTGCAGCGGAATCACCGGTTGCATCGGCGCCGCCCTTGGTTTTCTTTTCGACCTTGGCCAGCTCGACTGCTTCCTCGATGTCCTCGGGCTCGCCGAAGTCGGGGAACAGGCCCGGGTTTTCGACGATCGCGTCGGCGAGCTCGTTGCTGACCTTGGTGGGCAGGAAGCGCTCGAAAGTCATGGCCTCGTGACCTTCCACACCCGCCTTGGCGAAGTCTTCGGTGCTGAGCTCGCGGAGGTGGGCCTGACCCTGGTAAGCGATGTTTTTCATGATGCTATCTCCTTTTTCACCATTCGGAACCGCAGGTAGCGGAACACGGTATTGAGGGTGTCGTCGTTGAGGTCTTGAGAAGTCTCAAGATATTCAGCCACCCAAACTCCATCAGCGCCCGAGCCGCGAAGGAAAAAAGCTTCGCGAACCAAGCGACAGACTTCGTCAATTCGCATGTAGTCGGCGGTTTCACCATCGTGGAAATCGTGAACCCAAACCTGGAAGAACTGGTTGTCGATGGGTGTATCCTCGGCGACAGCCATGTCAGTCGAGTTGCCCAATTTGTAAACAATGTACGGCGTATTTTCAACCGACGAGGTCATCGTTTTTTTGGCGAATACCCGAGGGTCATCTCCGCCGATAATTGACCGAAGTGTCTCGTTGTTAATCAGGGTTTGATAAACGAATGTGCGAGCACTCATTAGCGACCCCTCCTAGCCCTGGCAATTTCTTCGACTGCCTGAGCCATGATTTCTGGTGCTCGAGATTCGAGCGTAGGCATGATAATGGCGAACTTGCCATTTTGGATTACCTCGAGCCAAAGGCCATAGTCAACAGTATGTTCGAGCGATAGCACGATGTCACCATTGCTGGATTCGGCCTTGGCCTGAAGCCCGCCTCGAGCGCTACCCGTGATGTCATTCCAGGGTGCGTTATCCTTGGCATATGATTCAACTTCTTGAGCGGCCTTTTCAAATACTGCCTCTGCAACGTCATCCCACTCGGGGCCCTCGAACCAAACAATGATCCCATCATCGATGAGGATTTGGTTCCTAGCCATTGCGGTTTTTAGTCCCTAGCAAATCGATAGCAGCAAGAATGGATTCTGTTCGAGCTCCGTAAACGCCTACCACTTTGTAGTGTTCGCCGAGCCAATCGAATGTGTCTTCAGCCTTGATGTCGCGAGAGTGTTCAGCGACGATCAGGTAGTCGGTGTGTGGAATGTCGCCAGCCTCAGAGTTGACGATCCCAGGAGTAAATCGTCGTTTGTTGAGGATGATGCGCATTTCCTGAGACGGGAGGGCAGTCGCACCCGAAGCGATATACCCTCCCGCCTCAGTTTTAATCGGCGGGTTAGGCCGAGTGAGCTCAAGAGTAACAGCATCGGCTTTGATGAACGCCCGAACGTTCTTACGACGCATAATGAGCTCAGTCTTGTTCACGATCGAACGATCTTTCCAACTCGAGAGCGACCAGCAGTCGGGCCTTCAGCCTTGGAGGTGTAGTACGAAATCATGTATTTGGCATGATCCATAAGATCACTGAAGGATCGACTAGCGGCACCATCCGAGACGTTTACGAGGCCGACCCACTCGGCGAGCTTGAATTCCCATCCTGAGATGGCAGCTCGATCGAGCGAGGTCGACCCCGCGATCCATGCCTCCAGCTGCGACTCACTAACCAGCGTGTCGTCGGCGGTACCACCCGAAGGAATGGTTTCACCGATCATGCCACGGAGGGTAGTCGCTGCAGCTGTCTCAGACATGGTTACTCGTCGTCGCTTTCGTCGTCGTTCTCGGCCTTGGCCTCGTCGTCGGCGACCAGAGCGGCACGAAGTTCACCGACGGTTTTGATGCCCTTGATGTCCACACCCCGCTCGGCAGCAACGGCCTTGAGCTGCTTGCCGTTCATCTTGGTGTAGTCGACGGTTTCGTCGTCATCGTCTTCGCCGAGCTCTTCGTCATCGTCAGCGCCGGCGTTCGCGGCAGCCTGGAGCTGAGCCTCGAGCACGTTGGGCTGCGAACCGGCGAAGCTGATGCCCGCGTTCTGAAGCTGCTTCATGGCGAGCCAGTTGGGGTCGTTGGAGATTTCGGTGCCTTCGGAGTTCTCGAAGACAACCGGCTGATATTCAGCCATGGTGTCACATCCTTTGCAGAAGGTGGATCAAAGTGAGGGGTGGAGGGGGCAGCCGTACAAGCAGTTAGCTTACTGCCCCCTCCAGTCTAACCTATCGGAGGTTAGTCGTTGAGCGGGTCGTAAGCCGCGGGGATGGAGTACGTCCCGTTGGCTTTGACCTGCATGATGGCAACCGCGCCGCGGTGGCGGATACCGGTACCCAGGCCTCGACGGTAGAAGCTGTCGAGAAGCGGGTAGTCGGATCGCTGACCGGGGATCACCTTGAGGCCTCGGTAGGCCTCGTTGGAGTGCTCGCGGTAGGCGACGGGGTTGGTGAGCTGGTCGGCGCCGCCAGTGACGATCGAGACCAGGTAACCGGTCGGGATGTACTGCTCCTCGACGATGTGGAACGGCCCGTAGGTACCGATCTCACCGGGGACTCGACCCGAGGGGCCACCGACGTAGGAGCCGTTGTTGGGCACCCAGACTGCACCGCCGTAGTATTCCGGGTTCGGCACGAAGTCGTACTGAGCGTTGTTCGCGACCCGGAAGGTCTTGATCAGCGTGGCTTCCTGCTTGGAGACCCAGAGCACCGTCTTGTAGCCACCCTGAAGCGTGTAGCCGTGCTCCTCGGTCTGGGCTGCGAGAGCATCGAGGTTGGCCGGCGTCACCGCGGTGTTGCCCGTGATGGTGTAGTGGTTGTGCGACCCGTCGAAGACGTTGGTCTTGAATCGAGGCGGCACCTCCCCGTCACCATTGTAGGCAGCGAACGTGGTGATGGCCTCGTTCTTGTCGGTGAAGCCGTTGCCGTTCAGCGGGTTGAACAGGCGCTGCATGACCTTGCGGAACTGCAGCTTGATGTCCGCTTCGAGGGCGAGGTTGTGGTTGTTCTGCAGCTGCTGCGCGGTGGCCTCAGCAATGAACATCCAGGTGTACCGAATCGCGAGGTCGTAGAACCCGAAGTCGTAACCTCGGAAGAACCGCTTGGCGGTACCCTTGATGCCGACCGGCTGACCGAACTCGGAAGCTCGCTCGAAGTCGACCTCGGAAGGAACGGAAACTTCCTCCTGAATTTCGTCCGTGCGATAGGTGAGCTGCGAGATCATGTCCTCGCGGTCGGCGTTGCGGATACGAATGGTATCCTGGACTTCCTGCCAGAAGTCGTTGAGGTCGGTGCCATCCGCGGCGCGGACCACATCGGCTCGTTCGTTGAAGCCCTGCTCCTGACCAAAGGCCGTGAGCGAGAGCGGCGAGTCGTCCTGAAGCCAGGCAGCGAGCTGCTCCGGCGAGGCGGACAGGCGCTGGGTCGGAAGAATGAGATTCTTCATGTCTGTTCCTTCCTTAAGCCGTCTGGGCCGCGAGGCCGAGGGGCAGTCGAACGACCAGGCGGCCGGCGTCAACCGTCACACCCACGAGGTACTTGCCAGCGCCTCCGGTCGTAGAAATGGTGCCGTCGGCCGCGCCGAAGACCTTGGTGCCAGCGGGGAAAGCGGTCTTGTCGAGGTCGACAATCTCACCGTTGGTCATGACGTCGACAACCTCACCGGCTACTGCACCAATCGGCGCGTAGGGGTTCGGAGTGCCACCATCAAGAGCAAGGCCGCGGTAGCCGACAGGGCCCTTTGCGACATTCTTGACGACGAGGCCGACGGGGCCAGTCTGACCGCCAGTGCCGACGAGAACGCGGCCTTTGGCATTGAGGGAGACGAGGCCGAAGAACGAACCGTTGGTGAGCGGCAGCGCGACGTCGAGACGGGCGCGGAAGCCACCAGCGATCGGCTCATACTTATCATAGCGTGCCATGATGTACTGCCTTTCTGGTGTGGAGGAGTGTTTGGACGGTGGCTCAGTGGTTCAGGGAGGCGTACTTAGCCTTGAGCGTTGCGTCTCGGTCACCCTTGGTCTTCTTGCTGCCACCGAATGAGCTACCCGTGGGTTCGCCGTCATCGGTACCAGTTTTGAGGAAATGGGGTTTGCGAGTCGAAAGAGCCTTCACTGCTCTCTCCACCGACTTCTCGTCGATGGTGATGTTAGTGGGGTCGTCTTCGTCCTGCTCGTAGGTCAGCTTGCTTCGGTCCACACCATCGATTGCGTCGGTGGGATCGACGAAGTCCTTGGCAGCAAGGCGGATCGCAGAGTCGAGGTCGCGGCGGAGAAGCCCCGAAGCGAGTCGCTCGGCCTTTTCTTCAGCGTTCTTCTGCTTGATCGCGGCCTGCTCGACCTCGGTTTTGTCGGCGAGTTCGCGTTCTGCTTCCTTGGCCTGCAGAGCCTTGAGCTCCTTGGCCGCTTTCTTGGCGGCAGCGCGTTCGGTGGCAAGAGCCGACTTCAGACCCTGGACAGCGGGGTCGTCTTTGTCGTCATGCTTGTCATCATCGTTCGATGAGTCGGTCGGGGAGTCATTGGAAGCGCTTCCCGCGTCTCCTTCGTCACCCGACTTGTCGTCGCCCGATTCGTCGTTCGAGTCGCCCTCGTCGCCTTCAGCCCCGAAGTACAGGTCCTTGGTGAAGAGGTTAACCCAGGGCTTCTGCTTGCATTCCTGGTCCATCGTATTGCCTTTCTCACGCATCCCGCGTTATTGAGATTTTTGGGTTGACTCGGTGCCAGCACTTTCGTTCGGCTTCGAGGCATTGTTGCTTTTATTACCTGCCGTAGGCAGGGTGTTTCCATCGGATGACGTCTCATCGTCCGACGAAGTCGTGTCGCCATTACCAGCACCGTTGGGTGCAGTGGCGAGGAATGCAGCTCGAGCGTTATCGATCTTTTTCTGAGCCTCGTCCTCAAGCTGCTTTTCGATGTCCTTGGGGAACTTGTAACCCAGCTTCATCATTTCGTCACGATAGAACTGAGCCGGAATCAAGCCCCGGTCCACCATATTGTTTAGTTCATTAACTCGAGCAACTCGATCAATCGGGAGTTTGTCCCCGATGGAAGGTACGATATCACCCTCCAGAGTTACTCGCTCAAAGACTGCATACCAAGTCTTCCAATCAAAGAACAATTGTTTGAGTTTGGAGATACCCGAGCGGTCCCGAGATTCGATCTTCGCAAGTGTGGGGGCGAATTTGATTGCCAAAGCGATTCCGCTAGCAGCGGTTGCAGGATCGGCAGTACCCAGCGCAACATCGTTAAGGCCTGCTGCTTCATGCATTTTGTCTTCGAGGTAATTGATTTGATCGACCGCAGGCGTAATGGATCCCACACCCTCGACTCGGCGGAAGTATGAACCCGCAGGCACTTCCATCACTCGACCCGGTGCAACTTCCCAATCGACTTCGTTGCCGGTTTCGTCAACGGGGCGGCCACCATCGGTAGCGTAAACTCCGAGGCCTTCAAGCGCCAATGAGGCACTGACATCAGTTGAGCCCTGAGATACGAGCTCGGTTAGTACCTCGATACCGCGAAGCTCAGACGAACCGTAGTCTTCGCCCAGCCACTTTTTATTGGCGAACCAATAGATGGGCAGGGCAGTGATTCGATTATCGAGCAGTCCTACCCTGAGAATCTGCTTTACTAATTTAGCCTTGGGTCCCCACCAGTTCGGGTCGACTTCGTAAATCGCCTCTTCACGAGAGATACGACGAACGCCCACTTCGCTTTCGACGATTCGATAGGTGAGTCGGCGAATCCGAGTGCGCTGCTGGTTGTCATCGGGGTCAACCCAGGCTGTAGCGATGTGGCAGCCAACCATGTGGTCGGGCTGGTCTTCATCCCAAATGGGGAAAACGTTCATCGGTTCGACGGGGACAAGCGAAATTCGTTGACCCTCCGGCTTACGAGGATCGGCAGTCATGTGGAAGAAGAAATCGCCTCGAGCAACGCCCGAAACCTTTGCTTCGTCAAACCGGGAATAAAATTCCTCGCGGTCTAGGAAGTCATCAAGAGCGGTCTGAGTCGCTTTGTTGTCGCACGTCAGCGTCATACCCTTGAGCAGGTAATACGAAGTCGTATCAACGATCGTGCGAGCGTTAGGGATGTACAGCGGCGTTTCGCCCTCAAGCACCCGAAGCGCGTACTGGTTCGAATCATTCCAGTACATTTGGTCGTACTTGAGGTAGGCCGCGATACGGTCCTGGTCCTCTTTCGGAATCCAACTAGCAGCGTCTGCTGGTTTGCTGTATGGCTTGACGCTTGACCACTGGCTGGTGTCGGTCATGCTGCACGTCTCCTAGACTTTTTGATTGAACCTTGTCGGCTGCCTCGATGCCCGGCCGATGAGTACTGCTCCATGTGACCCTTGAAGAATCGACCCAAGGCCTCAGGTCCATGGTTGTCATTGTCGAGCGGAATCTCGCTCATGTTTCGCATGTCGTTGTGCGACTCAGGCCAACGGTAACCCTCACGCATTTCCCAAATGAGGCGGTGGCAAGATTTGTCGACTACAAGCCCTGGCCTGCGTTCAGGGTGATCCTCAGGCAAGTGCTCAGGGCGAGTCTTGAGTGCAGACCGAATGAGCTGAAGTCGAATTTTGATTTCGCCACCAGTATTCGATTTGGTGGGCACCCCAAGGTGACGGCGCAAGATAGCGGCATCGTCAGGGCTAGAGGGGTCAACATAAATCGCCACTAGCTTCGACATCAGCATGTGGTTCTTCATTTCGCGAGATACATCTTCAGTATCCCGCAAACGGAATCGGTGTTCGCCGATCACGTAAACGAGGTGATTCATCGGGTCTTCTTGAATCCAGAGCCAAACCCAGTCGTTGGTATACCCGAAGTCAACTGCGGCATAAAGAGGCCAGTCAGGGTTATAGTTATACTCCCCCACATGAACCTGGTCATCCCATTCTTTCATGACGCGGCCGCGCTTGAGAATAAATTCCCCGCCATACTGACGGCGGAACTCATCTTCGGTGAGGTCGTCCTCGGCCTCAAGAATCTCGGGGTCAGTTCGGCCGCCGGGGAATACCGCAGTGTTAGTCCAGCTTGGCATCTGCCAAGATTTCCACTGGGTCATGTTCGCTTCTTGACCGCGGTGATATCCCCAGTAAAGCAATGAGTTTTCGCTAGCGTCCTCGGGCACTCCCGACATGATCGAGATACCGCGCTTGTCAGACAGAGCGGGTCGAACGTATTCGGTAAAGGTACGACGGCGGTGTCGTCCTGCCTCAGCGAGAAGCACGAAGTCGAGACCCTCACCAACGAGGCTTTCAGGGTGTCGAGCAGACCGGCACTGAAGGTCAAAACCCCAGTTGGTCTTGATGTGCATATTGCCGTTCTCGGTGTTATTCAAGAACTTGCTACTGATGGTATCGATACCCAGCTTCTTAAAGGTATCGTAAATAATGCGAAATTCCTTTTCCGCGTCGGGATACTCAGGCCCAATAATCCAACCGCGCATCGGTTCATTTCGGAAGTTCCGAACAAAGGCAATCGACTCAATCTCTTTGCCCCCGAACATCGACTTGCCCCAGCGTCGACCATTTGATAGGACGCGGTGTCGAGTGTTGTCGTAATGCGCGAGGCTCTGCCCCGGGTGTGGACGATAATCGGTTTGCTCGAACCACTTGCTCTTGTCGAACATCATGCCTTGAATCATCGGTTCTGGCATGATGCTCCTTTCAGTCAATCGAGTGATTGATCGTTGCGTGCGCGTGAGGCGATTTAAGCGTTCCCCAAGGAAGCCTGAAGTCATGCTATATGACGATCGCACGATCACCCAACAGGATAAGACTCCACACCCATCAAGCAGCAGTCCAAGAAATCCATTCGTAAACTTCGTCGCCATTGCCCGAGTCATAAAGACCCATGTTGAGCTGGCTCGCGCCGCTGGAGTTGTTCATGAGCCCCGATGCCGAAGCGACGAGCTGCACACCATTTAGGTAGACGGTGATCGTTCCATCAGCAATCATTTTAAATTCGAGTAGATCGCCTGATTGAGGCGTGGTCGTCGTATTGGTCGCGGCGCCCTGCGAACCGGGGCCACCTGCAACCGCCGTGATTCGATACAGGTTGTAGTTCATGACGGTGGCAGAGTTGCGGAATGACCAGTACCAGAAGTTCGAGCCGTCTGTCGTCGAGCGCAGCACAACGCCGGCACCTGCAACGCCCGCGGCGCTTGGAGCAGTTTTCACCTTTACTGCAAGAGTACCAACGCCAGTCGTAACTGGGAAGATCGAAAGGCCTCGCCCGGTGCTTGCCGAAGTGTCGGTTGCGTAAGTGCGTTTTGCCCCGCCAGTGCCATCATATTGAATGCCATGCGTGAGCGGTGCCGACCAGGTTTGCCCGGTCTCAGTTGTGCCGAGGTTAGCGCCATTGGTGCCTGAATCAAAGTTGTCGACGATCGCACCAGGCACAACCAGCACAGCTGCAGATTGAGTACCAATGTTGCCGGCTGCATCTTCAGCAGCAACTGTGTAGCTGTATCGCTGACCATTCGTGAGAGATCCGTCAGTATAGGTGAGAACATTGCCCGTACGGGTGACTTGGGTACCATCTCGATAAACTCGATAGTTCGTGACGCCAATGTCATCTGTGGCTGCGGTCCATGAAAGCAAAACGCTTGCCGCCTTAGGCTTTGCAGTAAGCGTTGAGGTTCCTGGGGGTGTTGTGTCAGCACCACTTGAAGCTGTAGGAATAACTGAATTAGATGCAGCGGACAGAGCAGAGGTGTTACCTGATGGATCGCGTGCGGCGACCTTGAATGAGACCGCGGTGCCAGCAGGCAGGCTCGACGCGGTGTAGCTCGAGCCGGTCGTTGTACCAATTGAATTCGCATAGCTGTCGGCTGACGAATAAATTAGGTAAGTAATCGGAGCATTGGCATCAGTTGAGGTCGCAAAGTTGGTCAGGGTGGCTGAAGTAGTTCCAGCAGTGGCCGTCGGCGTGCCAGGTACTGTAGGCGCAGTTGTGTCAGAAAGGACAAGAGCTGGCTGGGGGGTTGCCGGAATGTCAAGCTGAACCCTAAGCGTTTCTGCTAACAATGCATGGCCAGCGTCGAGCAAATGGATTTTGTCAGCGTTCATGAGCGCGAGAGTATCAGTTCCGTAGCGAGTCGAGGGCGGAATTCCCAATACGCTGAAGGCTGCAGAAAGATCGACATTGAACACGTTACCAGCAGACTGAGAAGCTGCCAAATCCTGCTGAGCCTGATTGTATTGAGCCCACGAATACGTGCGATTAGTTACGTCGAATCGCTCGTGGCCCTGAATCAATAGGTGGACGTGAGGAGCCGTCAATGCCGCGTCGATAGCATCGATAGCTGCCTTGAGGTTGGCCTTGTATACAGCCGGGTCAACATTTGCAGCGTAGTCATTGGATCCAACCCAGTGCATGATTACCCGAGGGGCTAAGGCTACTGCCTGATTGATGAGAGTGGTAGTTGCATAGTTCGAAGAAGTCAAACCAGATACAGCACCATTGTAAAGCTGAACTCCACCCGCAGTTGAAGCAGCAGCGGTCAATGCCTGAACCGCAGCCTCAGTAGTTCCAGAGGGCGCAGGATAAGCAGTCTGAAGCATTGCCAAGAATCGATTGACTACTCGGTTAGCAACTGTCGTCGCAGTCGACCCCGCAGGTGTGGAAGACCCCAGCAATGCTATGCGGCAAGGGGTGACTGCCCGAAGAACCAAAAAATCTCGCAACGCAGCCGGGGCTGGGTCAATTGGAATGTTATAGCGGTCTTTAGAAGGAGTACCGCGTTGGGGGGTAGCCATCAGAATCCTTACGGGAAGACGATTACTCGGTACTGGCCCGTAGTAGGAGCAGTACCAAAGCCGAGAGTGAGAGTGTTGACCCCTGTAACTGTAACATCCACATCGATCAATACGAAGGCGTTAGCTACCGAAACGTCATAAACAAATACTCCGACATCTGTCGTGTTTAAGTTGTGAGTAATTGTCGGGGTTGCGTTACCCGCCGGCAAGTTCGTAGCATAGGGAGCTTTACGAGCATACTGAGAGGTGGGGTCAATAGAAAGCCCGGAAGCACCAACTAGCAATCCACCGCCCGCAGCAACAAGTGCCGAAATGACGTTTGAAACGATCGAGATACCGTTGCCTTGGGTCAAACCCGAGCCGCCAGAAGCCACCCACACCTGAGCAGTTGTACCTGGAGTGGGGTCAGCAACGGTCTGGGTGAAAGTGGCATTTTTATTGGTGCTACCGTTGGTCACCTTGACTGTGGCATTGTTCAATTCGCTAACAGTATCGGCATCGGTCGCTCGAGTCGGCGTACCGTTAGTGACGATCCAAATGCCATTTTCAGAACCGGTCGTTTGGTCCTTGAGCAGGAATCGATCGCCGAGCACAAGCGTGTAACCGTCGAGCACTTGACCAGCAGCATAGGCGGTTGCAAGCGTGCCATTGGTGGTCGAGGCAGCACGAACCTCATCTTTCCAAGTCAAACCCTGAACCAATGCATCTACGTATGCTTTGTTGACGCCATCTGTTGGGTTGGTAGGCGAAGCTACGTTGAGAACCTTCTGAAGCATCACATCGATGCCTAGTGCGAACCTTCTTGCCATGAGTGCGTATCTCCTAGGTCAGTATGATGGTGCCCGAACGGGGCGAGGGAAAAGTGATTACCGCAGTAGTGGTTGTAACCGTGTAATCGGTATCGAGAGGGCCGCTGGCATCAAATACTGCTACAGCAGGAAGTCGATTCAGGTTATGGGTAAGACTCACCTGAGACAGGTTAGTAAAAGGGTAGGAAGTACCACTGGTCACCGAAACCTGAACATTGCCATCAGCATCGGGCGTAACGCCGTTGACCTTGCGAACCGCCTTAGCCAAAGCCGCAACTGCTCGATTGGCTGCAGCTTCTGCCTGAGGTATACCGTACGCGGGCGCATTCGCGGGCGGAATCAATTGAGCAAGGTCAACCTCATCACCATCTCCCAAGTAGGGGGGCACGGCAATCGAATGAGTTGGCAAATCGACCTTGCGTCCCTCAAAATCGCTGAGGTCGTAGCTGACATCGTAATTGGTGAAGCGAGGGTTGGCGTTCGGGTCATCTGTGGAAATAACATACAACCACTTTGCCCCAGTAGCTGGTGTGGAAAGAAAGCCATTCACGACTTTAGCGCGATAGGGCAATGCGCCCAATACGGCTGAGGTTACCTGAGGTTCGCCAGGAATCGCCGGCGACTCATCGATGATGCGAGTGACCGATGGCGTAAAGGTAATTGATCCCGAGAGACGCTGAAGGTCGGGCACTAGGTCATCATCAATAGTATCCACGACAAACGTCTCGAAGAACCCTACGATTTTACCTGGTAGCACGGTAACTCCTTCAGCCGTTAGGCGTATGGTATCAAACCGAGCTAGTTAAGCCCATAGGTCTTGGACTCACGGTAACGAGCCTTGGCCTGCTGACGAATTGCCCTGGCCTGAGCCTGACGCTCGCGCATAGCCTGAGCTTCGATAGCGGGGTCGGGAATCGAATTGCCCGTCCAGTGGAACGGGTTGACAGGAGCACGACCGTCTTCATGCTGACCGGTGATAGCGTCAAGTCTCAGCTTTTCACTATTGCTCAGGTATTCAGGGGATTTGGGAAATACCGTGTTCGGCATAACCCCGCCACCCTCAAATTCGCTGTGATCGTCCACACCCGACATGTCGCCTCCTTTTCGCCAACGATATCACACACCAAAGAGCCCCCAACAGGCAGCTCTCTGATGGGGACCCAGTGGCCCTATGGCGAAGGTTACTGGTCGATGGCCTTGGTGCCCACCGTAGTTTCGAGCTCGGTCTTGGGCACGGAACCCAGAGCGAGGTACTTGGTCAGGAAGGTGTTAATCATCGGGATCGCCATGATCCGCGAGAGAGCACCTGCAACTGCAGCCACGAAGGCGATAGCACCGATGATCGCTGCGATCCACGACTCGGGGAAAATGTCCTTGACCTGATCGAGCACATCCGGAGCAACTGCCTGGATAGCACCAACGAGGGCAATTCCCGAAAGAAGTGCCTGCAGAATGGTACGAAGCACTCGCTTGTCAACGTGCCAAATTTCGGGGGCGGTTGCAGCGATTGCGACATGTTCACCTTCGTGAAGGTCCTGGATGTCGTCGATGTCGCCGAGGGGCTCGAGACCCGAGCCGTCTGGGGTGGTAGGCATTGTGTTCTCCTATTTCGCGTAACGGGGCAGTTGTGAGGTGACCAGCTTCCACTGGCCGTCGCTCACGTCGGTCGGCTTGGTGTCTTCGATGAGCTTGAGCTTCTTGAGCAAAGCGATGTAGTCGGTGTTAGGCAAGTGCCACTTGAATCCGACGATCGGCGAGCAGAGATCGATCGAACCATAGTTCGGGTTTTTCACCTGCTTCTTGTTGACCGTGATGGTCTTGCTCTTGTTGCGGTACAGCGTACCCTTTTCCATAATACCCTCCGGGAGTAGTTCGATCGTTTCAGTGCCTGCAGTGATGAGCGTACCCGAGACCCCAACGAGGCCCAGGTGAGTGCGGTGCCAGCGTTCGGAGGGCACATCATCGATGAACCCGAACCGAGCTTGATTTTGGTCCATCCAAATCGATTCGGGCGAACCCGGCGTACCGATGTTATTCCTCAGGTCGGCGCTAAGCGCCCAGCCATGATTACTGGTGTGATTACCCAACCAGTCGAGTTGAGCCGCAAGAGGGCCACCCAGGTCATGCTCACGGATACGAATATCCTGCACTGCGCCTGATCGGTAAGCTTCAGCGAAAGTCATGGGCACACCGAAGGCCGACTTGAATGCGACTCCCATGTTGCAAAAGTCAACCCAAGCCACAGGATGCATCATATCGGAAAGCTGTGTGGATGTTACTGCAGCGAAGTTGGCTCTCGCTGGGTATGGATCAAAACCGGGAGCCACCTTCATGGCTGACTCGGGAATGCGGCCGTTCTCGTAGCCGCCCCATTCTAGTCCCATTATTTACCCTTTCGAAGTGATCGTGATCTTATCACCGATCGACGAAGAGCCTTAGGACGAGCTTCTTCTCGTTCCGCAAGTTCGCGAGTCTTAGCACGAAGAGCAGGATCGAGAATGTAAAACAACATCACAGTGCCGACGAGGAAACCCAGCGAACCGATCAACGACACCAATTGACCATCCACACCCTCTATCACGTAAATGACTTTTTGGCATGAGATGGTGACTTGACCGCCAAGGATAAACAACTGGGTGAGTAGGTGCATAAAGGCGAACTTCTTAGAGCTCATGAGTAATCCTCCGGTTGGTGAGTCTCAGAATCATGCCTTTACCTGTTTCCGCAACGCCAGTATTTGGTCGGCAGTTAACGTGGGTTCGTTCGGATCAAGTTGCAGCAAGTCCAGATCGCTTTGTGACGGAAGAGGCATTCGACCATTGCGCCCCAGTCGATCCCAGTGGATGAGGTTAATAAACCACTGCTTTACTGCCTGACGAATGGTGAGGTTTTCCAGAGTCTTTTTGTCCTTGTCTTCCTTGAGCTTTTTGACCTCATCTTCGAGCTCATCAATTTTCTTCCAAGCCTTTTCTAGTTGCACTTCAACACGGCCGTCGATACGGTCGTTAAGGTCAGTTTTAGCCTTCTCAGCATCAGTTTGCTTTTTGAGGGCTAGCTCCTGAGCAGCTAGTTCGTCCGCTCTTTTACCCCGAACACCGCTGATAACCAGCGTACCGAAAGTGGTGACAGCCCCAACAATTGAGACGATGATAGCAATGTTTCCCGGTTCCATCAAAGACCCTGTTCCTCGATGATATGCGTAGCTCGCATTTCAATCCGTTTTTCCTTGAGATTGTACAACCGCCACAGCAAAAGGATGCAGGGAATGATGGCTAGCACCCCGACGTAAGCTCGCTGGAAATCGTGGTTGACTGATACTAGCCCAATGATAGTAACGATGTAAGCGCTAAAGGCCCCAAACAAAAAACTATCGCAAATGGATTCCAGCCTGTACATTCTAGGGAATGCAGAGGCAAAAAAAGCCACCAGCGATATGCCCGAAACTACGAGCGATGTGATTGTTGCCCAGGGAAAGCGAAAAAGTTCTTGTAGAGCAGGGATGCCCAAATAGGCGGCAGTCAATCCCACAATGGTAAGCGTGAGGTAGGAGAGCGGAAATACCACTCGGTCGATATTGCGATATTCCCAATGCTTCTTCGGAATCGCGTCATCAGCCCAAACTGATCGTCTCCAAAGGGCGGCAACAATGCCTCGCATAATTACCCCTGTCTGTGGTGTGGAAAGGGTTCCCCACATCAAGCGATCATATCACCCGCGCGTGAGACAGATCAGTACCAAGTAGGCACGAGGTCATTATCGACTAGCGAAAGCACTAGATGATAAGGAAAGGGCATTTTCTGCTGCAGGTCGACTCGTGAGGGCCCCACACCACCCGATGGGTGCGAGTGCCAAAATGTTATATTCTCGAGCGATTCTTCCGAGGCTAAAGCTTGGAGGATGTCAGTTTTTGTTACTTCGAAGGCGTTTGTTGGCGTCAGCGACCGATTCGCTAGTACCTTTATCTCGCCTGTCGGCATCAGCAGTCCGCATGCCTCGTGGGGTGACGAAGCCCTCGTAATCTCGAGCAGTTGCCTCTTGAGTCGGCCCTCGATCTGCTGCATTGCCGCCTCCGAATATATATACCAGGTCTTCGCCCTCGAGCAGGCCTCGAGCGACAAGCTTTTCAACCAACCGAAGCATAACTGCCGTCGATGGGTCTTTGGTCAAAACTTGAGCTTCTCGCGACATCGGCGGCTGAGCTCGACCCTTTTCGCCCATTTTTTTGGGCTTCAGTACACCATCGAGGTTGAATTCATGGGCCTTGTCGCCATGTTGATCGCGGATCGTGCCACATACTCCGCATTCGTCATCAGGAGTCACGGGGGAGGAGGTCGTCGTCGTCATCGGTATTTCCTTCAGCTAGTGCCATTGTCATGCCGGGGAAATGTCCAGGCATGTAGTTTCCGGTTGCGAGTTCTGCAGGGTTGACCATGACCTGGCCGAGAATGCCCTGAAGCTTGACCGAGACATCGTTTTCGATGCGCTGAGTCGGTTTACCAATGACGTGCTCAATCAGGAACTTGGTTGCATCGAGTCGAGTGTTCGCCGGCACAAAGGGGCGACCCTTGTCATCGAGGTCAGTGTTCGTGATGATATCCTGCAGCACCGAAAGCGCATCAACCGTGGTGGCTCTCATGCTTCCCTTGACGGCCGCAGTGTATTTCTGCATTGCCTCTTCATGCATGGCCGTCGTGATCCAGGTAGGCTTAGGCCCGTTGAAGTGCCCCTGAGCATTTTTCGGCCGACCCCGAGCAAGCTCTTGAAGATCCCACTCTTCAATGGGCTTTTTGTACAGATGTCTAATTTCCTCATCCGTCGGAGCGGCCTTTTCCCATCGAGCCTGCTTGCGTCGAAGCCTTGCCCGAATCTGCTTCGGGGTCAGGGTAAGCCCAGTGGTTTTGCTTTTGGGGCGATCGTTCCAGCCCTTAACTCCTGAGGCATGCTGGATGATTTCCACACCAGCCCCGAAGTCAACTGTCAGCGGCGTCGCGCTCATTGGTGCTCTCCGTTCGGTGTACTGCCGTGCTCATGCGACCACCCTTGGCGGGCTGAGGCTTGTTCTTCACTCGAGGCTTGAAATCAACCTGAGGAATACGACCATTGGCGATAGGCCGCTTCAGCGTGCCCTGCCTGGTGTGGGAAAGCTGTTGCATTTCAGCTCGGTAATCCTCGAGCTTGCTTTCCAGGGCTTTGATTTTCTGGTAGTTCATGACATCGATCCACAGTACAATTACTGCGAAGATAAGTACCAGCCAGGTTTCCATGCCTTGACCCTATCAAAGTCCGGGTTTTACGTCAAGGAGCTTTTTAATCGCTCGAACTTGACGAATGATCGATGACTCATTATCGCCCTATTGGCGATTCCTAATGCGCTTCAGGAAGCAGTCATTGCATCTCGTCGCGCATCGATCGGTGATGACACCAAAATGCCCGACTGTCAGGGGGAATCAAGTCGGGCATTTCGGGGGGCTGCTGAACTCCACTCGCCAGCAAATTGAGGCATCCTCTTCTGCCACCCCAAGTCGTTTACGGAGACCAATCCGGTGGCTGATGGTGGAAGTACCCATTAAGCTTCACTCTCACAGCGCCTGTATATGCGCTCTAGCTCACCACAGTTAAATCAAGTGGTGGCCAGGCAGTATAGGCTTTTGTACTGTTATCCCGATTGCTCCCAGCTTTAAGGGACCACCGTTTGCAGTATTTGCCCCTGGAAGGGTTCCTACCACGTTGCGTGAATTATTCAGTTGTAGTAGTGAGAAGTCTTACTCACCGTGGTCGGCCTGGAATCGAACCAGGTGCTCTCAGGTTTATGACGAACCGAAGGGGGTAAGAGCAGAGCATGGCAGCGGGGGGACTGCGCCAATGCCGACCGGCTGTGTAGTTATTTGAGAAACGTAAGTTGTGATCGTGCGACTGAACGAGATGAGTCATCAGTGTCGATGATCCAGAAGCGCCCATCGATGTATTCAGTGATACGAACCTTGCGTTTCCTGAAAATAGCGAAACGAGGTATGTTCGTAGCATCGAAATCAATCGGCGTTTCGTTCATAGCATTACCTTACCACCTCTCGCGAATCGATGTCAAGGCGAGACGCGACCACCTTTTGTGAATGCGCCCCACATGAGAGGCGCCTTGTCACGGAAGTCCTGTTCCATGAGCGTGGCGACCATTTCAATTTCGCGCTGAGGGTAGCTGGGGAATAGCGAATCAGGGTCCTTGACTCGAAGCGACAGGAAATTCATCAGCGCTCGAGCGTTCATCGTGACGTACGCCGTCGAGTAAATGTTGAGGGGCAACACCATGCGAGCTACCTCACGGGCAATGCCCGTGCTAAGTAAGTACTCGTAGTTTTTGTAGTCAGCGTTTGCCGAATACCGGAACGCATTGTCGATTTCGTTGTGCTGCTCGATTGTGCCTGGTTCGAACGAGTAAGCGCCGGCCTTGCCTACCTGCTTCAGCAATCGATCTTCACCGGGAATGTAAAACACCGGCTCAAGCTGCTTGTATCGCCCCGACTCTTCATTGTAGCTGGCCATGCGGTGACGCATGAACTCCCTCCACACGAAGATGGGTGCGCTGATTCGCCAGGTGAAGACGGTGTGCTCGAAAGGCGACCCATGGCGATTCGAGGCGAGGAAGTTGGTCAGCCCTTTGGACTCTTCGCCATCAAGCGAAGCAGCGCCCACGGTCGATACCCGAGCTGCCTGAGCGAGCCGCTGATCGCCGCCCATGAAATCGATCAGGTCGACATCAAAGTCGCTACGGAATTGAATGGTGGTCATTTGCCGGCCTCCTGGGCTACGAAGGTAAAGGGGCGGCCGTCATCAGAAAGCTCGCCCAGCATGGTGTAGGTCTTGCCGCCATCACGGCTGAATGCCTGATAATGGCGAGTGTTCTGGTAGAAGTTGGGCTCTCCCGCTTGATCCTCGGGAATGAGCTTCCACTCAGCGGGGTCATTCGTAAGCGGCGTCAAGTTCTCCTGGTTAAGCAGCTTGACCAGTGTGTCGATGAAGTGTGGAGCTGAACCGCCAGAGTGGCCCATTTCAGCGAAGGTTTGGAGAATAGTGATGTATCCTCCAACTTCTTGAAGATCGTCGATGCCGGCAAGGCGAATTTCTCGAAAACCATGTCGCACGATGTTGGAGTTGATTTCTTCTTCGAGCGGGGTATAAGCCCTACTTGAGGTCTCGGTCATTAGCGATATCTCCTTCTATTGTTTGCTTGCGGATCAAGTCGTGATCGACTTCCACACCCGCATAGGGGTTGGTCTCGGGTTTCCAAAGGGGCTCATTCGTCGCATAAACGATGTGGCGAGTTTTGTACTCGGGGTGCTTGCGTCCGATGATTACTAATGCTCTAGCCAATGGAGGCCCCTTTGGTAGGTATCGCTTGGTCATGTACCCCGCCTGAGACTTGAACTCAGGATGTACCCTACGGGGTTCTTGGTACTAGTTGAGGCGTCGGCGCATGTGGGTAAAGATCATGCCTGCAGCGCCAGCGACGATCAGGGCAAGGCCACCAGCAACCAGCGTCCAGGTCAGCAGCGGGTCAGTCCCCGTATATGCCAGGTCGGTAACGGCTTTCGGCTGAGTCAGGTCCATGGCGTCGGCGGGCTTCAGCTTCGAGCCGGCGAGTTCGGTGTGAGGCTTTGTCGGCGGCGTGCTGACCACGGGTGGTGTAGTGGTAGGGGGCGGCGTTACCGTGACGGGCGGGACGACGGGGGGCTTCGGCGGCGTGACGGGGGGAGTCGGCTTGATCGGCGGGCACTGTTCGGCGGTGGCGGCCTTTTTGTGCGTCTCGGTCACCACGACTGGCGTGCCCTCGAGCCATGAGTTGGTCTCCTTGTCGTAAACGAAAGGCGTCGTCGTGGTGGTTGTGACCGTGTAGTAGAACTCCTCGCCTGGCTCGCAGGTGATCGAGTGCGTGACCTTCACGTCGACCTTGTTGTCCGGCTTGGGTGGAATGACGACAACCGGCGCGCAGTCGGGCAGGGCGGTTACCACACCAACCGGGTGGAATGGCGCATCAGCCTCGGGCCCGGGGAGGACGCCGCCGGCGATTAGCTCTTTGTACTTGACGTCGAGCTCGGCGGTGTCGATGTGGTACTTGTCGTCCTGGCGAATGCCGCCGCAGGTGAGCACCTTGGTGGTCTGCGGCACGGCGAACGGGTTGTCGACCGTGGCTGGTGTGGGAGCGTACCAGGTCTGACTGACATCGTAGGGCGTGAATGGGGCAGGCGGGTATTGCGTCGTCGTCGCGGATGCACCCAGTGCGGGGGCAAGCACGAGGGCCGATGCTGCAGCGGCGGTGAGCGCTGCGAGCGTAAATCGTCTCATTGTGATCCTTTGTCGAAGGTGGTGGTACTGATTTAAGCTAATGCTACTTGACGCGGCATCACGAGTCAAGGTTGTCGCGCCAATCGCTACGACGAGGTGAACGCCCCAGCTTGTCGGCGAGGATCGCTTCTTCTTCCGCCGCATCAGCTTCGGCGAGGGCTTGATAGTCGGGCTGAGCATCGAAGTTTCGATTCGCCTCGCGCCAAGTGCCATCGGGGTTCATGTGCCGCTTCATGAAGTGATCGATGTATTTGGCCTTGGTTTTGAGGGGCAGGCCGCAGTAGGTGCATTTGACCCGATTGCCCTTGATTACCCATTCAGGCTGAGGAACCTGATATTTGCCCGGGGGAGGCACTTCGCTCATGACAGGGGCCCATCGTAAAAGGGGGCCACATCGACCCGCTCGGGAAATTGCTCGGTGACCTCAAGACATCGCAACGCCACCAGCGACTCATCAGCAGCTTGGAATAGCCGCCTCGAGCCGTCAGGCAGGGTGCAGATGAAAAGGATCATATCAACTTCGTTTGCTCGCGGGGGCTTCCTGGGTGGTGTGGGTCTCGACCACCTGGATGGCACGGGACATCGACTCGACCAGAGACAAAAGGTCATTGAAATCCCCCTCGGAAATGCCGCGAATGCGTAGTGTAGCGTTCATGATTACTAGGCTATCACGACTTAGTGCCGGACCGAAATACGACCTCGACCATGGCATCGAGCGTTTTGAGCGACCATGTGAGTTTGAACCGCTCGCGACGATCAAGTGCAGCAGAGCGGGCCTGATTCAGCATCGATCGATGATCGCTGATCGCCTTCTCTATCAGCCGATGCTCATCCGCTCGCGCGCTTGCAGCGGCTTTGCGCATCATGCCAAGGATTTCCTTGCGGTCGTCGCCTACATATCTCTGGGCGATTCCCTCAGCAATCGATTTGTCTGAGGCCATTAGGGAATCTCCTTGAGCATGTAATCAACCATGTAAATGGCTTCGGACCAGGTTTCGAGGGTGTACAACATGACCAAATCGTCGTCACGATAAACGGCTAGGCGCCACCCACCCCCATCTTTGTGGATTCGGAATGGGCGGCTCATAGCCCTAGCCCTTGCAGGTGACGAGGTTGGGGTCAACCGTCATGCGACCGTCGAGCAGTTCCCAGGGCGTGCGGTTGCAGCAAGGGGTGGTATTGCTCGAGCTGATGGGGCAACGATGAACGATCGAGTCGGTGCCGGTGGTAAGGTCTGGCTCGCCAGTGACGGGCAGTCGATACTGGGCGTCGATCAACTGACCGGCGAGCAGGTTGAGGTCAGAATCTCCAGAAGCCCATCGTGAAGTGCCCATTACGGGTTCGCCCAAGACCATCACGTCGAGGTGAGTGGTATCACTCGGCTTGAACATGAGGTCAGGGTCGAACTTGATACCCTTGCCGGCGGGATGGTTGCGTTGCGAGGCCTCCCGCATGATTCGCTCGTAGCGGTTGATGAGCTTCTGCTGCTTACGAATGGTTTTGGCTTGGCTTCGAAGCATGAAAAAAGCATCCTCGACCAAAGCCTCCCCATAAAGAGTGCTTTGGTTGTCCTGAAATCGCTCTTCGAGCTGCTTGGCAAGTGCTTTGGCTTTATTCGTCATGTGCTTATCCTAAGTCGATGGTGGCTAGGTGTCAAGGTAAAGCTACTGCATCTTCCAAATAAAGGCTTCCACCATGCCTTCTCGAATCGCATCGGCAATGCCCTGAAGTGCTGCCGGCGTGAGCTCGACTTGCATCGGCTGAGGTTCGGGCAACGAAAAGATCGGGCCAGGGGTGACTCGCCAGGAAGTTGTGTCGGCCGGAGGCAGGTCCACACCCAAGCGAATCGAGAGAGCATGAGTTCGGCGGTTGATTTCGGCCTGCAGTTCCTCGTCAGTAAGGGGTTCAGCGCTGAACTTCAACTCGCCCCTCCTCAAGATGCGGTTTGCGATTTGATCCGCCTGCTCCGGCGATTCGGGGTTCTCAGCGTTGCTTGTTCGATACGCGAGGAGGTCATGCAACTCACCTCGGGTTATGAAGAAGTTGTCGTCTGGGCTGGGTAACGGAATCTGGCTAAAGGGCGGGCTGGCTGGTGTGGGTGACGGCGGAAAAATGCTTTCCATTTGCTCCGGCCCAAGCTCTTGCAAATCTCGAACCTGCTCAGCGGTGTTGTATCGCACATCGGGGGCTGCTGCAGCCAGGTGATCGAGCTGACCTGAAGTCACATAGTACATCTTGCGCTTCGGTGTGGAGTCTTTGTCGAGTGAAGTGGTCATTATGCGTCCTTTTTCTTGTTACGGCGGAGCTGCTCGTATTCGCGGCGGATGGTATTGCATCGGAAGCACCTGCAGCCGACGCTGTAACCAGTCAGTGTGCCATGGTTTTTGTGGTCAGGGTCGGCCAGCATCCTCGCCTTCAGCTTTTCTCGAGAGGCTCGAGCTAGTTCTCTAGCTCTTTCGGGGTTGGCTTTGCGCCAAGCCTTTTGGTTTTCCAGCTGTTCAGCTCTTTGCTCGGGCGTTCGATTGGCCCGATATCGGGCCCCATTGGCGAGGCGATCCTCGCGCTTCTTGTAGGGGCTCATCGGTCGAAGTACTTGCGCTCGATGCCGTTGACCCCGCGCAGGAGGTTCGACATCGGCAGGGCCATGAGCGGGTATCGTCGGCCGAACTTCGAAGTCCAGAGCGACCAGGTTGTCATGCTGGGCACTTTAGGCGATTGGCCATTGGCCGGCTCGGGGGTCGTTCGCTGAACTTCTTCGACTCGCGAGTTCTTCAACTGGTAAACCAGCTCGAGCAGCTCAGCGTAGGCCATGCGGTACGAGTCAGTCGGCGCCTCGGGTGTGGGGTTGTTCGCGTCGATCATGCCGGCCTCAACCAGGTGATCCTGAAGCTGAGATGCCGACGGGGTGCGGTCGGTCTTTCGCATAAGTTCACGAAGTCGGTGGTTTTCCTGACTGATGCCCTGCTTTTTGCCCTCCCGGAAAGCCTCGCGTCGGGAATCGCGCCACTCCTCACGAGCCTCGGCGAAGCCCTTGATGCCCTCAGCCTTGCCATCTTGGAACGCCCGCTTCATCATACGGCTGACGTCGGGGTGGGTGAGGGGCAAGTGATCGCGGTCGTCGGGTTCGCCCGGCTGGCGGCCCAGCGGCTCCTCGGGTGTGCCGGTGACGATGCCCGCCATGAGCGCAGCCTGCAGCTCGGCCAGGTTGTTGATGATGATCGTCTTCGGCTTGGAGAATTGCTGATCGCGCAGAGCCTGAACCCACATGCGCTGAGTCTGGCCCAAATCGGACCAGCTCATTTTGCTGAGCCTCGCCTCGCTGAAGGCCTTTTCCAGGTCGTTCAGCTGGCGCTGGGTGATGTAGTACATCTGAGGCATGGCGGGGTTAGCTTTCTGTGAGATTGAAGGTGATGGAGTCGGAGATGATGCGGATTTGACCCTCGATCGTGAGGCCATCAAGCGTCTGGATGACGACGATGTCGAGGTCTTGAACGCCGGGGCGTCCTCGCAGCAGCGTCAAGCTGGGCGAAAGCGCTGATTTCGTGAGCAGTCGGCCAGGGCTAGCGAGGATCGCCGATTTGGAAAGGTTGGATTTGAGGGTGTGGGTCGTCATGCTTCAATACTAATGGCGCTAGTGCCACGAGTCAAGGCTGATCAACTAATGCTGCCACGAGCCTGTCCGGGCAGAGGCTGACGTGGTATCGTTCCCTCAAAAAGAGCTCACAGAGGTGCCGTAGCACCGTCACCAGGACGGGGGGGCCAATATGCCACATTTTGGACCGGGGGGGTTCAACACTACATACGATACACTGATACATCGATATACCACTGCAACATTTCAAACTTGAACTTTTTATTTTGATTTGAGATCGATCATCAATCATTTTTGAATGGGAAAGAGAAGAGGAGAGGAAGCAGAGAGGAAGAGGAATAGATCTTCATTCAATCATCATCATGCATATACATTGCATCATCATGCATATGAATAAGGATAGATCAATGATAGATATGCATAGGTATATATCATGGGCATATATGCAGGGGCATAGGCATATCACTACTGATATCACTGCCTGCTGCTGGGCCCTACCCCTGGGCATATAGCCCCCTATATAGCCCCCTGTATATACCCCCCTATATACCCCCCTATGCCCTCAATATAGGCATACCTGCAGCAACGCCTAGGCATAGGGATATAACCCCCTGTATACGGGCCCTATATACGCCCCTATACCCATGCCCCCAGCAAGGGCCCCAGGCCCCGATGCCGAACCCCGATATGACCATTCCACACCCAGCATTGCGGCCTTGCTCGAGGGCCTGCCTCAGAACACGCCAAAGAGCCCCCTTTTGGGAGGCCCTTGGTTTTACTCGGCGGTCGAGTTGATTGTTCGAAGAAGATCGATGGAATCGAGCAGGAGTTGGGCGTCGGCGGACTCGATGGGCTCCGCAGGTCGGCGGCTGAAAAGGCCCATCAGTCGAGGTTCGTTTCATTCGTGAGGTCGGCGTTGGTGAAGTCGCCCTCCCCAAAGTCCTCGACGATGGAGACTGAGGTCGGGATATCCTCGAGTCCCGCGACCCCCTGGCACTTTTCGGTATCGGTGTATGAGGGCAGGGTCACTTCGCCGCCATCGGCGAATACCTCGCAGGGAGCGTAGGTCCAATCAGGTGTGGAGTCGGGTCGCTGGGCAGGGTCGGTGGCAGGGGAAGGCATCGAGAAGGCGCCGATCAGGGCGGCCCCGATTCCGATGGTCAGTGCGGCGTTGCGAAGGGTCAGTGTGCGGTTCGTCATGCATTAATACTACCACGGCATGCGATTCAAGGTCAAGGCGGTGGGCAATTGATTTGCGGCGATTTTAAGCGCCCCGAATGCCAGCATGCCTCATGACCCCTAACACCCTTAAAGGGCCTCGAGAGGCCCCCTGAGGTAGTGCAAGGATCGATCAGTCGAGGTCAGGGTCGGTGATGAGTGCGAGCAAGGGCGAAGCAAAATCGGCGGTCATGGCAGCGATCAGGAAATCCTCGGTTTCGATGAGCGCGATCAGGGCAGCGCGTGCGGTTCGGTGTTCGTGCAAGCAAAGCGTTTCGGTCGTGAGTGAGAGCAGGGAAGCAGCAGCAGGGTTGTAGTCGTCGTGATCGCCCGAGTAATCGAATTGGGTCAAGGGAATGCGAGCATCGATCCCGAAGCGCCCGTCGAGGTCATCGTTGGCGTTCGTGAGCAGGTATTGAGCGGCGTCGCGTTGCAGTTCGAGCATGAGTCGCAGGCAGGCGCGGTCATCGAGCGGCAGCGGTTGAATGATGAAGGTTTCGTCATCGTGGGTGATGGTGGTCGTTTCGGTGAATCGTTCGTTCGTCATACCTAGATTCTACCACCTCCACACCCAGCATTGCAACCCGAAATCGATAATCAACACGTGTGTCTTTGCTAATCGACACCCGATGCCCAGAGCGTACGCGGCATTTTAAGGGCGTGGTGTGTTGCCCTCAATGCTAGCATACCACCCCTACTGCTACCCCCTCAGGGAGCCGAGATCCGATATATCCATGTCTCGTCCCAAACGCCCAAATACCCCACCCCGAAGGGTGAGGCATCAGGTGTGGGATATCAGTTGTCGATATCGGCGTCGTCGAAGTCGAGCGCCTCGAGGTCGGCGTCGGTGGGCTCCCCCTCGCGCATTGCGCGCTGGAAGTCCTCGGAGGCGTCGTCGGTGATCGTGAGCGGGTTGAGCACCACCTCGTCGCGAGCGGCCTTCGCCTCAGCCTGAGCGGCCTCGAACTTGCGGAACTTCGAGCGGAGCGAAACCATCTGCTTGCCCTCGATGACCCATCGGCTGCCCTTGCCCGGCTGCGATTCGGCGGGCGTGATCGAGCGGAGGAATTTGCGAGTGGTGCGAGCGTCGGTGTTGAGGTCGGCGGCGAGGTCGGAAACGGTGAGAGTGGCCATGAGAATCAAATCCTTTTCGGTGAAGTGAGGGGGTATTTCCCCCTCGTTGATAAATCAATTCAACCACGCATCGACCCTGCGCGCAAGGCCATTCGCCAATGTTTTTTTATTTCTTTTTGCCTTGACTTACGTGTGCGAACGTGGTATTTGCGCGGGCGTGCGCGCCGCATTAATACGACTCCCTTGATATTTTGGGATACGACATACTGCGAGCGCCATCAGGAGTCCGCGATATATCGGTGACAGGTGAGGGCGACAGGTGTCGTATTTCAGACACACGGTATATCAGGCGCCGGTGTCGTATGCGAGTATTCAAAGCAACACGTGTTCCTTAAAAATTAAGGGCGAATTGCCTTCGTATGCGCAGGGGGGCGTGGTATGATTGATGCATGACGAATTACGAACAGGTTCTCAATGCCCTCGCATTCATTCTCTCCTCGCGCAAGGAGAACAATATTTCACGCTTCAAACTTGAAACGCTTAGTGATGATGAGGTATCCGAATTCGGCGACGATTTCGATTTCGGTCCCGACGAATATTCGCAGGCGATCGGCATTCTCGATGAAGCATCAAAGGTCTGGTAGGTAGTATATGGCATTCTTTCGCCGCAGGCAGCGCACTCAAATCGTTCTCGATGGCATATCAGGTGCAGCATCTCGTGCAATATACACGGGCGCTGAATCAATGCCAAATATCGAATTTCGATTTCAAACTGAGGAACGAGATCAAATCACCGAGGTGGTGATCGAAATGAGTTTGATATCCGCAACATCGTTCATCACATCCGCGCTCGCGGCACATCAGGCAGCAGCGCCTAACATCCAGTATCCGAGGGGACCGATCGGGGGGTAATATTCCACACCAAGCATCCTTCACTGAGGTGAGGGATATTGGCGTGTTCGAACGCCTGAGCGGGGCAAGAGCGACAAGGTATGCTAGCATTGCGCCCTCAGGGCAAATCGCCTTAAAACGCCCTTCAGAGGCTTCCTGACCCCTAATTATTGAGGGACCTGCCTCAACTTTCGGGCGATTTATCAGGTGTGATATACAGTACAGAGTATGTTAGACTCGAAATATCACATCTGATGTCGAAGAGTTTAAACATTAGGGATCAAACTTGTGATATACGAGATGGGACATTCGCTCCAATTAAATGAGAGATCTCCAATTAAATACAGAGCGTATATATATCACACTGTGCGTGTGAGGGACACAAGAACAAAGATGCCGGATCCGAGATTTTCTAAAAAAAATCCGGTTCTCGTCCAAATTAAATCCGGACTAGCTCCCGTCCGTGACGGTCGTCAAAAGCCCCAGAGCCCCAAACTTAAGAGTTCAACTATCGAGAGTCCCGGACCATTGGACTCCTCAACACTTCCGAGTCTTTCCATCACGAGTCAGCACCCCGTCACTCGATCGCTCGGACTTCGCAATTCGCACCGGATAAACTCACAGTCCGGCTCATTGACAGGCGCGCTTCACAACTATTCACTCCTATCACTCATTATCAGTCCTACACACAACTTCACCTCAACACCAACATCAACACTTAAACCTCGATATCCTACCGCTTAGTGATGTGATTTGTGACTGCGGCCGAAGGCAAGCAGGAACGAATGCAACTGCTACTCGAGATTGGATGACCGTCCAACCCAATCCCAAGTTGTTCTCCCTGCAGCCCTTTTCCTTGTGGTCCGTCGAGCCCTCTGTACAGCCCCCCGTTCTCCCCCCGGCTAGAAGTTAGGCTCCCCGTCGTCATCCACGAATGGGGATGCGTCTTCCTCATTCTCCACCAAAAAATACTGCTGCATTCCATACTTGTTGTTGTACACTTTCCCCACCTCGCCCTTTTCATGCAGCTCTCTTAGCGGCCGATACAGCGACTTGTTCGTACGGTTGATAGCACGCGCGATTTGATTTACTGAGCGTCGCCTGCGGCCCTTGAGGTAGTCACGGATTTCCTGTCGCAACTTATCAGGTGCACCCGGCGCCTTTACCTGATGGCCCGAAATGGCTTTCACTTCCAGCTTGGCACTCTTGCTTACTGTATGAGATAGTGCTGCCTTCAGCCTATCAAGTTCAACGGAATCATCTGCCTCAATAAGAAGCTGCATCTGGTATCGAATAGTCATACGTATATCATGGATTATATCGTCTTAATTGTCAATGAGATTAATCTTATCGTTGCAATTTCAGGACAGTGTTCTTTTACTGAACCCTCTTCTTCGAAGAGGTTCACTTGATGAGGCGCGCTGCATGACGCGCGCGAGAGAGCAGGCCATTGTATGCGACACACAGCTATGACCCCTGCCGTAGCAAGGGCCTAGCTGTCAGCTCGAGCGAGTGATGCTGTACCCATTCTCGCTCAATACCTGCACTGTGTGCTCGGCCTGCCCAATGGCGAATCGCTTGCATGCTCCACACCAGCGCTGCTCGGTCAGGGTGTGGGCCTTGAGCAACTGGACTGCAGGCCCGTCATAGGTGAAGCCCTCACCCACAGGGTCAGCCGCCTGACGTTGAGCGCGGTGCTCTTTGAATGTCATGGGGTGGAGATCGAAATTCTCAGGCAATTCATTGACCCTGGGGTCAGGGTGTGTTATTTCGGGGAAGCCGCAGACGCGATCGTATCGCTCATCGTAGGCCTCACAGTACTCGCCTCCACCAGCAAAGGCATGGTATCTAGGTCTGCTCATCACAGATCCTTAACCAGGCGGTCGATTTCCTCGGCTCGATTCAGGGTGCATTCCACACCCAGCCAGGCGCCCTTGGCGAAAATTGCTTCGGGCACCTCAGGGCCGAAAGCCCCTCGGCCAACCACCCTGAATCGGTCAGGGTCGTATGCCCAGCAATAGAGAATTCCATCGGCGGTGACCGATACAGCCCCATACCGCTGTCTGATATGCTGCCCCGGCTGACCGTTGATCTGTCGAGGCGCAAACTGAGCGAGCGTGACCACGAATTCGTGATTCTCCTTTTGCATGATTGCCATTAGAGCTCCCAACTAGCCTTGAGCGACCAGCTATCGCCATCCATCTGGCCACCGTGCTGAACCTTGATTTCGACAAAGGCCTCTTCGGGGATATCGACGAGGAAGGCCCTCATACCATTAGCCGACATCTTGAATGGACCTCGGCCGGTTGCCTCACGAGAGGCGACGATCGGCGGGGTATTGGGTGTGGGCTTCTCAAATCGGGCAGCCATTAGTGGCCTCGCATTCTTAGGGGGTTGAGTTCCTGTTGGTATTGCCGAAGGTCTTCAGCAGCATCGAGCATGGCTAAGGCCTTAATTGGCTCGCCCTGCTGATAGAAGTAAAGAGCTGAGGCAATCAGCTTTTCGACGGTATGGAACTGTCGATCATGCTCGAGGGTGTAGCCCAATTCGCGCTGGTGAACTCGCTCCTCAACAATCTGTTGAGCAAGCTCCTCTTCGAATGAGTCAGTCAAAGTAATCCTTACCGTCGGAACCCATGATTACTGGGTTGGGGTCGGTGTGGTCTTTGCCGATGCTGCAGAAGCACTCCTGACCTTGCAGGTCATTGCCTCCATCGATCCATCGCTGGCGAATGTGGCCTTCGTTGTCAGCCATTATTCGCCCCTTGACCAGGCCAGCTCGGCCTCATAGTCGCCGCCGAAGTCAGGCTGCCCTGTGACCTCGATGTGCTTGTCGTCCCACAGCATTTGCAGCTGATGGCGTTGATTACGCAGGTTCTCGAAGGCCGCTTCGTTGACCTCTATGGCGTGAGCGATAGCCTGAAGCTCAGTTTCCTTATGGGCCTGAGTGTACCCTGGCAGCCATCGAGACTCCTCGAGCACCGGCTTGGCATTCTTGAATTCGACCACCCAGCTCTTAGGGTGCTGGCGGTCGCTTGGTCTCGTCATGCTGCTTTCCTTTCGTGATGACGAATCATCGATCGATGGGATATTCTGGTCAGGGCCTGAAGTTGTCAAGAATCGCTCCTTATGCGTTTTACGGGTCATTGCTCAATGCGAATCATCGAGCGATTAGGGAGTCACAAGCGACCATTTATTGGACCCATCGGGCATCACATGCCGCTCGACCTTTTCCTGGTCGAACAGTTTGGCCATTTGCTTGTGTACAGTGGAGCGACCTATGCCCAATTTATCAGCCAGCTCGCCTGTGGTCAAGGCGGTGTCTGATTCCCTGAGCGTCGCAAGTGCCGGGTGAGGTGCTCGAGGCTTACTGCGCCGACCGCGAGGTGATCGAGAATGAGGCGTGCCACCCCCGCTTGGTGTGGAATCGCGATCATCAGCCGCTTCGGCCGAATCCTCGTCGCCTCGCCATGGTGCAATATTCGGGGTCCACCAAAGGTTGTGAACTTCGGTCATCCGCCATGTCGTCGCGGGTACCGTTTTGCTCTCAAGGTCGATGCGAATGTCCTTAAGACCCGAGCGACCCAGGTAAATCGAATCCTCGGCCCATGCGTGATTAGCAACGGCTCCCAGCATTCTTTGCCCTGGACGCGACTTCTCGCTTTTACCCATGTGGTGGACGACGATGACTGCAACATTGTGCTTCCTCGATAGTGTCTTGAGCGGTTTGAAGATCTTGGTGGTCATTTCCTGACTGCGGTTTTCATCGACTTCACCCGCGGTCATCATGAGAGTGTCGATAATCATGAGGCGATATGGTTCGCCATCCATGCCCGCAGCGAGCACTTCGTCAAAGTGCAACTGCCAAGCCTCATTGCTCAGCACCACACCTTCCTGAATCATGGCATTGATTTCCGGGTCGAAGGAAGCATCTTGCTCGGGCGGCAACCAATAGAGGCCCGCTTCCGAGTCATTGCGCACGAGCTCGAA